GTCTTGTTGTGGGAACAGTTTGTTCGCACTGTACTCGACTTGTTGGAGCTTTAAAGCCCAATCTTTAGGGTAATTCTTCTTTATGAGGTCGATATATTCTTCCTTACATGAAGCTCTTTCAATGATTTCACCCCAGGTGATTATGTGGTTGAAAGTGCAATATGGATCTGTATCTTCTTTTTCTACGTAGTCGTGCGCTTTTTCGAAGTGGGCTTTTCCTCGTTGGACACGTTTTATGTTAGGATGGAATAATTTGTCACCAATGTTGACATCGAAATAAGCTTGGTCTGTTGTGTCAAATTTCCCATTCTTCCGTTTCAGTAATATGTGGATATGCCATCCACCGTCGGAATGATTTTCTTGTCCTATCGAGTAGTCGAAGGAAGGAAGTCGTTCTTGGAGAGTGTATAGGATATCCTCCTTGGTTGTCTCACCCGTTTGTGAATAGGTCAAGAGAACAGTGGAATTGCAAAGTCGAAATCGTGAACTTACCATTTTACGTATGGCAGAGTGAGCGGGATATGGCATTTTTATAATTAATTTCAGACAGGGGTTGTGTATGAAAAAATTCTCATTGGATTATCCCCACAGGGGGTGGAGGGGGCGTAGCCCCCCCTTAGGGAGGCCGTAGGCCGTTTAGGGATTAGGGGGGGCGGAGGGGGCGCAGCCCCCCCATTAGGGAGGCCGTAGGCCGTCTTAGGGTTTTGATATATATTAAAAAGAAAATTCTGAGATCGCGCGCCCTATCCCGGCTATAAGATTCTCAAGCCGGGAGGGCGTTTGGGGCGTGACCCTCAGATAAGACCGTTGTCATCGTTACCTCGGACGCAAGTTCCGACGAGCGTTGCGAGGAGGAAAAAGTATTTAAGGCTGGGGTGCCGGGCTGCTAGGGCGGCCATTCTTTATGAGTTTAATTCGCAGCAGTAGAGCAACTTCATTAGGGTTAAACCCGTATAGGACTGCTTGGCAAGTAGGGAAAGCTATATATAGAGCAGGTGTTGCTAGAAGAAGGAGACAACCTGCTGCTCCGTCTAAAGGAGCTTCTAAAGCTATTCGTGATTCTGTTCCCCTTACTTCACAGAATGACTTTTCATCCCAGTATCGTAAGAGAAGAAGGCGTAGAGGAAGACGCGTTAGAAGAAGAGTTCGTCGTGCAAAGCGTTTTTATAGAGCAGTTAGAAAGGTGGATGAAAGCTTACTTGGTTCTCGTATTCATGTGCACACTGCTAATGGTAGTGCGACTTGGGCAGCCAACCAGGGAACATTATGGGGATTGCTTAACTGTCTTCTTGCACAAACTGGATCAAGGGAGCTTACTATTAAAGGTGTTAGAGATAATATGCTCGCGCAGAATGTTTCGCTTCGTTCGACGACTAGGCTGTGGATACAAACCGTTTGTTTGGACGTGTCTCTTACTGCTCGCAGTAGTAATACTGCTCCGGTTGATTTGGATGTTTATGTGATAAGGTGTCGTAAGAATGTTGCTCGCAATGACTTGGGTAGTGGTGTGGAAGCCTTTGCCAATTCTGAGGGTGCTAAACCCAATACCAATGTTGGATATATTCCTGTTAGTGACAGTGGTACTGCTCAGGCTAGAGCTAGTAATACCTTTTTGACTGGCACTATTGGATGGACGCCGTGGGCTGCACCTAATTTCTGTCAGTTTTTTACTGTTATTTCAAAGAAGAAGATATTGTTGACTCCTGGAGCAACGACGCATTTACAGTTAAAGAAGAACGTTTATCGTTATCTTAGTCTCGAAGAGTGTGATAAGTTTGATGCCAAAGCTGGCTTGACTTTTGGATATTTATTTAATGCGTATTCCGTATATAACGGATCGCAACCCCTTGGGGGTATAGACTTTAATTTTGAGCATTATTATAATGTGAAACAGATTAGGGACAGTGAAGACACTGTTGTGTCTTTATAAATAAATTTTATTGACTCTCCTATCTATCGCATGAGCATGTATCCCTATTTCTTCGAAGGGATATTCATTAGCGGTGAATATTCGAGGAATGTTAGCTGGTATACGTGCTACTTTGTATCTGCAATGAATTTCAGCCAAGTTCTCGTAGTCGACTAGGTACTTTTGTGTGGAAGGCGGAAGATGTTTAAAACATAAGTCGTCAAAGATAATTGATCGATGCTCCGGACGAAAGAGACCTAAGGAGTCTAGATGGCGTATGAAGAGAGCAGGTTTTGGAGAGTGTTTTTTGGCCCAGGTGGTTTTGCCACATCCTGGTGGGCCAACTATCACTATTGTTTTTTCGAAGGTGTATGGCACCTCTATTTCCTCGTGAGGGTATTCCGGAATATAACCTTCTGGAATAGTGTTAGCGTCTTGTTGTGGGAACAGTTTGTTCGCACTGTACTCGACTTGTTGGAGCTTTAAAGCCCAATCTTTAGGGTAATTCTTCTTTATGAGGTCGATATATTC